CGCCACCATCAAGAAGACCTTTTGCAATCTTACCCATTGGTGTATCTAGAATTTTTGCTTTTCCGATATAGTTGGTTCCTTCTTTTTTCAATGAGACGATCATATGTGAAACCCGATCGAGGTTGATTGAAGGACTATCTGGGTGACCCAACTCACCATAAGCACGATTTTTATCAATATACTCTTCGCAATAACGCTGGACTTCCTTGTCCATTATCTGCTCTGGATACATACGTCCATTGCGATTTTTTAATTCAGCTTGAAGGAATACACCTTCAATAAAATAATTCTTACCCTTACCAAGACTACCCTCGGTAATTAGGCTGACTGTGTCATAGACTTCTCTAATAAGTTTCATGACTATGCCTTATCTGGAGAACCACTGATTGTAGTAGAAGCACCAACACGAGTAATGTCATCGTATGAACCATAGATAGCAGTTTCTACTTTGTCATCGTATCCTGAAACCTTACGTAGTTTTAGATATACAGCTGCTTCGGCACCAGCAATCGTTACAACGATATCGCTAGTATTACCAACAGTATCAACGAAACCAAGACCTTCAAAGTTAAAGTTATCTGGCTGGTCAGCTACTATTGAAAGGATGGTCACACTATTACGAACTATTGTAATCGTAGAAGTTGAAGCACCACTCCAGCAAACACCAACGATATTAACAGTAGGTGTTCCACCAGAGGTCAATGCCTGATTGGTGTGAAGTAGATCGCTTGCCAGAGAGATAGTAGCTGATGCTGCTGTTCCAGCAACTTTTACAACTGCCTCTTGGTGGGCTTTTTTAAGTACAGTTTTTACGACAGCCATGTTAGATCTCTCTTAGTATTCTCATGAAATTGTTTTTACTCTCACGCATGTAATCAACAATCTCTGGTTTATCTTGTAATAACTTATTTAGGATATCTTGAGTATCTTCATTTATTGCAACGATGTTTCCATCGGCTAACTGATACTCTAACTTACCACTAAACTCTACTGCTGATCTTTCTTTAATAGCAATAACAACAGGGTCAACTGAAAATAAATTGGAAGAAGCAAGTTCAATATATGATTCAATAAGTGTATCTGTAATTTTATCTATGTTATGATATTCTCTAATATAGTGTGCGACTTTTTCTTCTGGTACTATTGTAATAATATCTTCTAATAATTTCTGATTTTCAACGTATCGTTTAGCGTATGTTTTTGCTTCTTCCACAGTCTCAAATATTTCTTCTAATTTAATTCCATCAATAGTAAGTGAATGATCTTTATTAATAATCACATCACTACTATAGCAAGTATATTTTTCCAACACTCCGAGTCTTTCCAAGAGATTGGTTCTTAACTCGCTAAAGGGTTTACTCATATTATTCTGGATCTCAATCAACACCACTTCCATGAAATTTATTAGCAATATGCATGGCTATTTTTTCATGGTTTTCTTTTGGTTCGTTGGTGTTTCTCAGATATTTCAAAGCTGATTTGTGAACTTTATTATCGTCTCCAGCATCACTATTATTAGGAGCGTGTTCGGAGTTTGTCCATTTATCGTAATGATGGTCAACTTCTGATTTTGAAACTTCATTCAATTCAACTTCTTCTTTTAATTCTTCTGTTGCAAACATATTAGTCGCAACATCCTGACGCATAGCATCTAATTTAATAGAAATCTTTTCTGCCATGGCAGCATTAAATGACTCTTCTGTATCAATTGCACTTCCAGCGGAAATTGCATTAATTAAATTTCTTACTGAATCACTCATTACGGTGCTCCTTGTTCGGGTTGTTCATCGGGTTGCATGTTCATAGATCCCTGAGCAGCAGCACGTTCCTGTTGGTTAGCCTGTCTCTCAGCAATCTTTTCTTTTTCTTCTTCGATCTCTTTATCTATTTCTTCAATGTCATCATCAGTCTGGCGTAGAACATTCTTACGAATCCATGACTCAGAGTAGTACTTACTTACGTATGCTTCTACTAACTGCAACTGATTTAATCGACCTGTAAGGATCTCAGCATCTTTAACTTCTGAATAATAATTATCTTTCAAAAAACCAAAACGAATTTGTTTTGTTATTTCATCCCACTCATCTGCACGGATTATACCTTTTGCAATTAATTGTATTCTAAGAATATCAAGGAATAGGAAAGAAAATTTCTTACGTATACGTTGGATGAATTTATTAAACTTAATTTCATCACGAGTAATTTCTGACGAGCGTCCCAGATTAAATGACTGGTCTGGGCGAAGTCTTGTGATGGGCACATTCAATGCTTGGAACAATTTGTTCTGAAAATACTGAATGTCTTCAATTTGTCCTAGAGTCGCACCTCCTGGTAGGGTAGTAATCTCAGTACCCTTGCCACCTTCACGACGTGGCATCCAGAAATCTTCCATCATAGACATATGTTTACGATCATCACGCACTTCGCCAGTGGTTGCATCATAAACTACTTTATTTCTAAACTTGTTCATAATATCATTGACGTACTGTTCAGCTTTTTGCTTTGGTAAATTACCAACGTCAATGTAAAAAATTCTACGTTCTGGAGCACGAGAGATACGATAGATAACTAAAGCATCTTCCATCATCTTCAGCTGATTCACTGGCTTAATTGCTTTATGCAAATAACCCAATGTCATTCCAGTATTCTGATCAATACGACCAGATGGTGTAAATACTACTGAATCAAGAGACATCTTAACACCTTGCATCGTTTGCTCGGTGATTCCCTTGTCATTATAAAGATAATATTCCTGTACTGATTTAATTAAATCAACACCCTTATCAGTTTTCGTTTTCTCAACATGCTTTATCTTACGTATTTTTCGTGGATCAATATAACGTAATTCTTGTATACCCTGTTTAGCATTATTTGGGTCAATCATAATATTATAAAACAATCTACCATCTACATACCAGTTACGAAAAATATCATGTCCTCTAGTATTAAAATCCAGTAAGTATAATACTTCATCGAATTCTTCACGAATCTTTTTCTTGATTGGCTCAGATAATTTTGTGTCATCAAGAATTACTTCAACTGGCTGTTTGTCTTCCTCAGCAATAATGGCTTCATTGATAATGTCCTCAATGGCTGAATCACAATCAGCATACTGTGACACTTCTCTATAGCGACGGATAAGATCATTCTCGGTCTTGATAACACCTTCAAGATCCATGACCATGCCATAGTGCGCAGCAGCTGTATTAACAACTGTTGAACCATCATCGTAGGAAGGAGGAACTATTGATCCTAGTTCCTTTTCCTGTTTACGTTTTATTTCAAAACCAAAAATCTGCATTATATATTATCCCTATAAGGGATTCCAATTAAATTGGGAAAGAGCCGATTGGCGTATTAATAGTAGTATTGATACCGAAGCCTGAACCACCGCCAGTAGATGTATCAGAAGTCCAAAAGTTGTATTGGAAAGTAATCGGAAACATTTCAATCGCATTTACTTGATCAAAATCTAACTCGATTGTTCCAATTTCAGTTGGATACGCATCTTTAAATGTATACGTCTTAACAGTAGAACCATTTCTATCTAACTGATTAACTCTTAAGTCAACCTGATAAGCAAGAGGATTTGTTAATCCTGTAGTTCCAATATTATTTTGAATACCATTAGACCATTGTTCCATGGCATTTCTAATATTAAAATTTGTATCGTTATATACCATTACTGACCATGGAGCGAAACTACGCTCTCCAGCGAAGTTTACTGCACGACCACGATATTGAACACCGAAGTTTTCAATAGTTGATGCAGGTAACTGAGCTGATTTACAAAGAAACTGCGCTTGCACACCTGCAACTATTCCTAGTGTCACATATGATGGGAAAGCCAACTCAACTCTAAACTGATTGGCACGTGCACCGCCACCAGTAAGTTGCGCTTTAAAATCTGAAATATTTGCCATTTAATTATCTCCTTGAGGCATTCTGTTCTTTATATTTAGGAGGATCTTTCGACCCTCTTTATATATTTAAGCACCCACTTCACTGAAGCTGATTGATGAACGAGCAGCAACAAAGTTGAGGGTAATGAAGTTGATAGAACGATTTGGTTTAATGAAGATGTCAGCAACGAATTCGTTACGATCAATAACTTCACCAGTGTTATTTGAATCATCACATTTAACACGGAAATCTGTAATACCACGACGTCCCTGAACATCACGTAAGAAAGGTTCTACGAGATTTTTAAATTGATTACGAGTAAACGAATCATTAAACTCGAATAATTGGAACTTGGCAGCAGTTGCAACAGCTTTCTCAAGAACTATAAACAAACGACGCACGTTAATACGATCAAATGCACTTGGTGCAGCCAATAGAGTTTTATCTCCGAACATAACAGTACCTTGTCCTGGGAATGCAACTACTGGATTAACACCCTTCTTGTATAGTGTATCACGTTCTACTTTTCCTGGATTGAATGCTAACTTAACAACATTCTTAATCTGACCACGATTCATACCACCTGGAGAGAACCATGGGTCATTAGTGTAGTCGGTACGAGCACATAGACCAGCGATGTCACCATTGAGTGGAACATAACGGTATGCGTCATTGTAACGATCATACTGATACTTGTAACCAGAGTCACAAACAGCGTAAGAAGTACTTGGTAACGCATCACGATAAGTAGTGATTTTAGTTGCGCCAGCAGATCCAGTTGCAGTAATAACAGAAGCATCAGAAGCGTCGATTGGTGAAGCAAACACGATACAATCTTTACGTTCTTCAGCAATGTTATTAATGATGTAAGAAACTGTAACAGCAGTAACACGACCAGTAGGGATTAATGCAACATCATACAATTCAGCATTAGAATATAAAGCAAACCCTTCTTGATAGTTCCCCTGAGTAGCTGCGAAATCATCAACACCACCAGTTAGACCGATCGTAATTGCTGCGTTCAATGACGCAAATGTTTTGTTTACTGCAGTAGTACCCCAGTTAGATCCAGCATGAGACATCCACCATATATAACGTGAAGAAGAATTAACTACATTCTTATAGTAGTTATTAGTTCCGTCACCTTTTTGCGCATCAGATGCTTTAGACATGAAACCAAATTTTTCAAGAATAGTTCCAGGTGCTCCTGTCCACATACCAGTTGTATCAGTAACGACTAAGTGTATTTCGTCAGAAGCTCCACCAACACCAGAAGCAAAACTTGAAGTTCCTGGCGCATCTGTAAATGAGTCTTTATAAGCCCATGTTGAATAAGTGGCTGCATCACAGAAAGAAAAACCTAAAGAGTTACCCAACGACCCTGGAAATTTGGCAGCAAAATAACCATTCTCATCGCCTTCGCCATCATTAAAATTACTTAGATAGTCAGTAACATTCTTAACTTTTGGTGCAGCGTATGCTGAAATAACTGGAGTAAATGAAGCGCCACTACCACCAGTACCTGTTATGGTAAGAGTTGGTGCTGAAGTATAACCAGATCCTGGATTTGTAATAGTGATTGCCAATGTTCCAGTTTGACTGAATGTTCTTGTATAAGTCAATCCAGTTGGAGTACCAGCAGTAGTAACAATGGCAGCATCTGCAGTTGTAGTTAAGGTAAATCCTGTTACAGAAGAACCAGAACCAGTGATAGAAGAAATTTTATATATTGTTCCAGTTGTATAACCAGTGATAGTTCCAGTTCCACCCAACGTACCAGTAATTGTAACTGTATTTCCAACAACAAGTGTTGTAGCAGTACATGTAAATTGACCAGCAGTTCCGGAAATTGCTACACCTGATATTGCTGCAGTAGCATTGGCAGTAACAACTGCAACGCTTGCTGTCGCACGTGTTCCACCAGTTGTTTGCGGAAGACTGAATAGAGCAGTTGCTGCAGTATAGGCACTACCAGCAGAAACAACTGTTACACTAGAAACAAAACCAGTTCCTGAAGCGTTCTTTTGATTTGCTGTATCAATACGTGTAACCAATAAGTTATTTGTATAACTTAAAAAATTCGCTGCAGTAAAAAACGAACTAAAAACATCTTGATTAGAATTTGGTTTACCAAATCTTTCTACAAGAACATTTTCAGATGTTATTACTAGAGGATCCAAAACTGGTCCCCATTGAAAAGCTCCAGCGAATGCACCTGGAGAGGTAGCAACTGCTGGGATGATTGAGGTAAAGTCTTTCTCGACTACCAAGACTCCTGGGCTTAATTGGAAAGGCATCGTTAATTCTCCTTATTACACGTTATTCGTTTTGCTTGAGAAAAAGCAAACTCGAGGTATAGTAATATTATTTATTGTTTTACAATTTTTAGAAATTGGCCAAAATTTGTTCTTTTGCATCTGTACCATCATTAAAAAATCCAAAGGGAGTCAAGTCATTTTCAATTGATTCTATCCTTTTGTCATACATAATATTTCTAAGACTAATGTCATTTAAATCTTTAAAGTACGGATTTGTAGTTAACCATGAAAATAATACAAGAGGCATGACTAAATCATCATGGTATCCGTCATCAGCAGAATAAGATCCCTTTGTCTCAATAAATGTAGTAATTTCAGAGATAATGTCTGCATCAAATACCAGCAGTTTATTCTCTTCAATCAATACTTTAAAATTAGAGCATCCAATTCTTTTAACTTTTTTATCAGTTTGAACACCTAGCTGAGTCTTACCTCCACCGAAGCCACCAGAAACAACCTGTCCTCCAGATGAACGTGACACAAACAAAATATTCTCATATTCTAATTCTTGATAGAGGATTGAAGCAACCTGCTCGCTTGAATTGATCTCTATTAAAACATAAGCCATGTTATATTCTTTTGCAATTTTATAGATTACACTAGGATATAACATTGGACTAATCATGTTATCTCTATA